ACTTCCGATTTATTAATTTCCCTCACTATCGTCCTCCTTCATGTGTGGTACGTTCTTTCCATAAGTTTCGAAAGCAATCATCTTTTCTTTGACACTGCCTAGTGCCATAGCAGATGCATATAAAAACTCTCGAGACTTAGTTTCGTGAGGCTCGGTTTTTAACCATTGCATAAAGTATTCTACTAGTATATCACCATAGACTTGATCGAAAAACTCATCACGTTCTTTAGCGGCGAAATGCCCACGAGTGTGGGCCCTTCGTGCTAGTTCTTCCGGGTGAATTTTATGATTGCCATGGGACGTAGTATTACTTAGCCTCGTCTCGGCTGCTTTCTTATACTGGTCCATAATAATCCTTAGTTTATTTTAATAGTCCTAGGTTTCTTCTCTTCAGGAAGTATTTTCTCTAGTTTAATAGTTAATAGTCCACAGATTAGCGATGCATCTTTTACAATTACATCTTCAGCTAGCGTAAACTTTTTATTAAACTTTCTATAAGAAATACCTCTATAGAGTTTATCATCATCGTTTTTATTCTCTTTTGCAGACTTAATTGATAGCATGCCGTCAGCTACTGTAATATCTATTTCAGATTTTTCAAAGCCAGCTACAGCCATTTCTATTTTAAAATTTTCTGCGTCCTCCTTTATAATATTAAACGGAGGATAAGTATCCGTGTTAGTGTTTGCGGCTAATCGTTCCACCAATCTATCAAAGCCGATAGTATAAGGTGTGTAATTATTAAACCAATCTATAATTTCTAAATGTCTATTCATTTGTTTCTCCTTAAAAAGCAAGATAATAAATGACTAAGAAAAGTCCGATAACCATAACAATATGCGTTATCATAGCCTCCTTATTCATTTAAGTTATTAATGTATTATATACTATTTCACCAGATTGAGCGGCGGTACCATGTGAAGTCTTTAAACTTGTTAAAGTCTGAGCACCGTTATTAAGACCTGATACTATCATATAGTCTTTAGCTCCTAGTGATAATCCTGTTTGTACGTCAGTTCCGGCAGTAGCTACGTTAAAAGTTATTGAAGCATCACTATGGTTTGTTACCATAATACTACCTCCACCAGATCCGCCAGCAGTAGTTACTGTTCCTGACTGAGCTGCGCCAACGCCTGAAGCATTAATTGTTACTGTTCCCATTTGGGCGTCCTCCTAATAATTGTTGTGCCATCATTAATATTTCATTATAAGAAGGATGGGGCGGCACTTGAGCTCCTTCTTTTGTAGCTTTAATACCTAACTCTGCCCATTCTTGGAAATGTTTATCGATAGATATTGCTAACTGTCTAGCGTTATCATCTAAAGTATTTTTAGCTTGAGCATTAGTATATTGTACATTTGCTTTTTGTAATTCAACTTCAGACGCAACTCTTTCTTGTTCTAATTGTTTTGCTAACTCAGCATCTTGAGTTTGTTGTTCAACAGATTCTGCAGCTCGTTGTCTAAACTCTTCAGTATTGTAATCTTCTAGGAAATCGTTACTATCCATATTCATGGATTCTATAATTTGAGTTGCTAAAACCGCTGGTGCTTCAGGTCTTATAACTATACCTGCACCATTACTATTTAGAGCTGGAAGAACTTCTGCACCTATTTTTTCAAGTTTCTGCAACTTATTACTGTTACTGTTTTCTCCTATATCAAGAAGAATTTCAACGTCCATCTTAGATGGTAGTGCGTTCATATCTATAAGTTTATAAACACCATCCATATTATATGAAATTTTACGCTTCATACTTCTATGCATAGTCTCATAGACTCCAGCAATCAACCGCTTAAATCCTGTTTCCGCAAAACGCCGCGCAATATGTTGAATACGCTTCTGGGCTGCTGATTGGACAGCGGCGAACTTTTGTTCTGAATTTCCTGAAACGTACAATGTATCATTAAGACCTTGTACAGTTTTACTCATACCAGTTGCTTGTTCTTTAATAGTTTGTAAATGTTCTAATAAAGGAACAGTACCAGTAGATATAGTTTCAGGTGGCAAAGTAGATACTGCAGCTTGAGGATTACCATTAGTAGGTATGATCTGCTTAGGCTTCATATTTTGTAAAGCAGAAAAATCTACTACATTAGGATCCGCTAACTTAGGAGCGTAGTTTGTAAGATATGTATTCTCTACAAATCCTCTTAGTATTGCTGTAGAAGCTAATGTTGAGCTTCTTGTAAAGTCTGCCATTGATAAACCATAGAATTCATGTGGTATATCTATTGGAACTATAGAAGCTAATGGTATATCTTCCACATCGTTTTCATAAACGATATGGTTACCAATAGTCATTATATGCTTTAACTCTGCAATACCATCTCCGTCTCTGTCTACTTCAATCCAGCATTCAGTTACATTCACATTGATATTTGCTTCTAACGGTACTTCATGTTGTTCAACAGATCCTTGCCAATACTCTTGTCCTGTTACAGCTTTTCTAGCTGCCACATCTTGAGAGTACTTTGCAGATCCTAACCATGAACTATCGTGCATGTTATCAAAATCTATATCATCAACTACATCAGGGTAATACTTTCTTATTTCAGATCTAGTCATCTGAGTCTGTATACCTACAAACTGTGCATCAGTTATACATGTAGCATCTCTTGATATTCTAAAGTTTTCAGGTGGAACTAATTCCAATTTAACTTTAGACTTATCTATTTTCTTTCTTATTCTTACATCTTTATACACTAACTCAACCTGGGCCTCTGTAGTTTCCATGTTAGTGTTTCTGTTTTCAAAATTTAATTCACCAATTACTTCTACAGTATCATCAGATAGTATCTCATCGAGTTTCATCTGATTAATTTCTTCGTAATTTTCAAAGATATAATCAAAATCCTCTATATAATCCCATCTACATACTGCGTTTTTCCAAAGTAAAGAGGATTTAATCCAGCTAGATAAAAACTCCCAACCACTATTCTTTTTAAAGATACAGTAGTTTACTAAATCACTTGCATCTCTAGCAGCTTTATAAGCGCCAGGAGTATCATCATAAGGAACGAATCTCGCCAACCTATGATTGGAGAGAAATAAGTCAGCGAGAATTGCAGTATAGGCTTCTATTACTTCAGTGGTTGAAGTATCCACTATTGTAGATACTCCTTGAGGAGATAAATGATCTGCCGCGACACCTGCATATTCATAAGTTGATTTTAATCTTTCTCTTGCGAGATCAGAACTATTTAGAAAATCTCCAGTACTGCTTTGAACGCCTTGCTCAATCATATTAATAAGCTGTTCATCAGTTACTGGTTCTTTATAACCATAACTTTGAGGCATTAATATTTACCTCCCATAGGAGAGTATATTTTAGCAGCTTTTTCTAAGTCAATTTCAGAGTACTCTCCTGGCTTAGGCAATACGCGTTCTTCTTTCTTTTCTTCTTTTTTAGAGGGTTTCTCAACCATCTTTTGAATATATCTTTTTTCTTTGTCTTCTGACATGATCCGCTCCTGGGTTCAATCAATCGTTATACTATAAGCTCAAAATGAGGACCATCAATAAAAGGTCTACGTCCTTGAGATCTTCTTAAATCTATATATTTATTCATAGCGTCTTCAGCGCTACCGGGATAAGATCTAATATCCCCTTCAGACCATGCAGCTCCCCACTTAATAGCAGCTCCATGATTTTCTGCAGCTTCTGCCATTGCATCACAAATATCATCATACACGTTTAACTCCCAACAAGCTTCTCCATCTACATAAGCCATTAAATCTACTGCATGAGAAAAACCATCATCCTGTTTTAAGTGCTTACTCTTCATAGTTTGTGATCGCCCAGCTGCTACTAGTTTTTCCTGTTCTTCTACAGTTCTAACTCCATACGTAACTCCAAAATCTATTTTAGTTACAGTGATGGCGTGCTTTACAACAGCTACCATATCAGGGTGTACGTCAACTAGTTTTTGAAAAGATCTTTGTGATAATTTAAAAGCCATAACTTTCCTTTCTATTTCTTGCTCATATAAGCAGTTGTTCCCATATATGCGCCTACTATACCCGCGCCACTAATATAAAATAAGTTACTAATATCGGCTAATGCAGCTATTCTTTCTAAAGGTAAAACAAACATTACCACCGTGAACGCACCCATTCCGATAAGTGTCCATGTAGCCATTCGTCTCTGTGCACGCTGTTTCCGTAAATTATGCTCGACTTCCTTGATTTCTTTGACATGCCTGAGTTCTTCATCTGTAACAATTCCG